GGCGTGAGCGGAACGCTACCGGTGGCGAACGGCGGCACGGGAACGGGGAGCACGCTGACCGGCCTCGTTCGCGGCAGCGCGTCCGCGATGACGGCCGCGGAACTGAGCGGCGACGTCACAACGAGCGGATCGAACGCCGCGACCGTCGTGCAAGTCGAAGGCGCGGCGATTCCCGCGTCCGCGTTCCTTGTCGGCACGAACAGCTCGAAGCAACTCGTGGCGGCTCAGCCCTTCGTGGTGAACGCGCAGACGTCCACCTACCAGGTGGTCGCTTCCGACTTTTCCAACTGTAAAACGATTCCGGTAGCGTCGGGGACATTCACGATCACGCTCGTCGCCTCGGGCTCGCAGCCGGCTTCCGGGCAGTGCATCAACGTTTTCAACTACGGCAGCGGCGTGGTGACGATCGCCCGCTCCGGACAGAACATCAACGGCGGCACGGCCAGCATCACGCTGAATGCGGCCTCCGCTTCCGCGCCGACGAGCGCCAACATCGTTTCGGACGGCACGAACTACGAAGCTACGATCGATGAAGGCACAGTCGGGACGGTGACGACCAGCGGCTCTCCCGCGCAATATCAAACGGCGGTCTTTTCGAGCAGCACGGCCGTCACCGGCGTCTCTCCGAGCGCGACGAGCGGCGTGCCGTTTGTCTCGGGCGGTTCTTCCGCGAATCCATCGTTCGGAACGGCGGTCGTAGCGGGCGGCGGCACTGGAGCCACAACGGCCGCGGCCGCGCTCGTGAACCTGCTTCCCGCCGGGACGCGCGTCGGCGACATCCTCTATTGCTCGGCCTACACGTCGAGCGCCTGCACAACGTGGTCGCTCGTCGCCGGCAACAACAGCGGGACGGCATGGCTGCAGGAAACCTCTGCCGGTGCGCCTTCCTGGACGACGCCGAGCGGCGGATCGTCTTCTTTTCCGCTGACGGTCAGCGGCACAGTGAATTCCGGCGGCATCCCTTATTTCAGTAACAGCACGACGGAAACTTCTTCGGCGGCGCTGACAGCGTACGGCGTGCTGTTCGGCGGCGGAGCCGGCGGGGCCCCGACGGCGAGCGCACAAGGTGCGGCGAACATGCCGCTCATTGGCCAGGGCGCGTCGAATCCGATTTTCTCGACCATCGCCTACCCGACTTCCTGCACATCCGGCGGATGGCTCTACGGATCGAGCACGACGGCGATCGCCTGCGGCTCGCTGGTGACGTCGAACGTGATTCCGAAGAGCGGCGGAGCGGGAAACGGGCCGGCGGCGTCGAGTCTCTCCGACAATGGAACGACGGTCAGCACGAGCGAACCTGTTGTGACGACGAGCAGCGTGAGCTTCGGGTCTTCGCCCCCGGCCGCGACGGCCGGAACCGCAGGGGCTTTGGCACTGACGGAAGGGACCGCCTGCACGAATGTCTCCGGCGCCGCTTGTATTTATCCTGATTCAACCGCGCACGAGTACCGGGCCTTCACGAACGGGGCGACGAGCAATCCCGGGCTGATGGTTCGCTCGCAGCCCGGCTCCATCGCCTCAACATCGCAAACGGCTTCGATCAGCACGGCGACGCTCTGCGCGGCTTCTGCGGGCGCATGCAACGTCGCCGGGCAGTATGAGGTTCATTTCGATTTCTGGGGCGGCGGAACGGCATGCAGTACGGTGACCGCAGGGAAGGTGACGTTCAATCTGACCTGGACGGATCCGCAGGGGAACACACATTCCGCGATTCCTTTGATGGACATGGATCAGAAAAGCGCGGGCGCCGCGGTCGGATTCTTTTTCAATACCTCACTTGCGACTGAGGGCGCCGGCGGCATCTTCGACTTCTCAACGAATGGAACGATCATCCAGTACTCGACGACCTACACAGCATGCACGTCAGGGACGGGCACTTACTACGTCCAAGCAACGGTGACGCGGCTATGGTGAGGAAATCTGTTTTCTTTTTGGCTGCGCTGCTGGCGGGCGCGCTCCTTGCTCCGCTCGGAGCAAGCGCGCAGACGACGCACTTCACCTGCGGATACAGCAGTAACGGCACATCGGTCACGACGCCGACGAGCCTTCCTCTTTCGCTCGGCTATGGGTGGTCGATTCCGAACTGCGACGCCTACACGGTCGGAACGAACAGCGCGAGCACCGTCAGCGGCGCAATGACGAACAACGTCACCGCGGGGAACTGGCTCATCTCGATTGACGATCAGTGCCCTTTCGGATTCGTTGGCGATTCCTGCACGCAGTCCTCGCCGAACGGCCCGCTCATCAATTCCGATTCTCTCGGCAACGGCGCCGTGGGCGTCGTGAACACGAACGGCACGACGGTGACCTGGGTGAGCGGAATTCCATTCTCGATGGCGGGCTGCACATGGGGCTCGGCATGCGACTGGCATGGCCTCACGATCACGATCAACAGCGTCGGCTATACGGTCTCGACGGTGAACAGCGCCTACTCGCTGACGCTGACGACGAGCGCGGGGACGCAATCCAGCGTCTCCTATAGCGTGCCGCACTGGTCTTGCACGGAGACCTGGCAAGGACAGGGCGGAGACTGGACGCAATGTATCGCGAAGGTCACCACCGGCGGAGCGGACACGATCACGCTGAACGGGCCAACCGGTTCGGCGCTTTCGGAAACAACCGCGGAGGTCAGCAACAGCAAGGGAATTCTCGCAGAGGACATGAGCTCGTGCCCGCTGTGGAACTGCGGCGCGCTGTTCGGCTATGTCGCGAGCGGCGCAACCAGCGTTCCACAGAACGTCACTCCGGCCGCGACCGGCGAGCTCGTGATCACCGGAATGAATTATGCGGGGACCGCTTCGCTGAGCATCAATCCGGGGTGGACGCCGCTGAACATGGACAACAATCAGGGGCCGAACACGCAGGTCGCGGTGCAGACGAACGCCGGGCTCATCACGGTCAGCTACGCGATCTCGGCGGGAAACGATTCGACGGGCTCGAGCGCGGTCGCGCTGATGCCGGGGGGATCGCCGGCAGGAATTCTCGTCGGTCCCGGAAAATTAGTCGGGCCGGGGAAGTTGCCCGGCGTCGCGCCGAGCGCGAAAACGACGAACGTCGGGCTCGTGAATTACGGCGGCGTCGCGCTGAACACTGGCGGCTTGACGCTGACCTACCAGGGCAACACTCCCGGCAGCAGCATCAACGCTCCGCTGCTCGAATGGTCACCAGGCTGGCTGGTAATCGCTCCGTCCAGCAGCTACTCAGCCGTGACGCAAAAGACGCTGACCGATTCCACCGGGAACAATACGTGGGCGGCCGGGACGGGACTCACGCTCACCGGCGACGCGGGCCTGACCGATATCTGGTGGACCGTGGTGACTTCGACGGGATTTGGCGTCGAAGCCTCGATCACCTCCAGCTTGAACGGCTCGACGAACGAATACATGGGGCTGAGCGAACTTGCATTCGCGTCCTCCACCGGCTTCCCCGCGAGCCCCCTGGATCAGCACGGGACGGCGACGGTCGCAAGCGGGAGCACCATCACCGTGAGCGCGTCGGGGCAGAACACGAACGCGGTGGAAGTGGAAACGGCGCATTGCATTTCGACCGGCGGCACTCTGACGTCTTACACGTCCGGATGGACCTTGCAGAACGCCGATACATACAGCCAGATGTGGGACTTCTGGCGAGTGAGCTCCGCGCTTGAGACCGCGAGCATCACCGTGAACTACAGCACCGGCGGCGCATCGGATTGCGTTCTCGACACTTGGATGACGAACTAGCGCCCGGATTTAGGAGATCGAAGAATGAAACGCACGCACTTGCTGGTCATCGCGCTGCTGGCGTTCGCGGTGAGCGCGCAGGCGAATCCGTTTGTGGCCGGAGTCATCAAGCCGACGGGCCACGCCTTCAAAAACTTCGTGACGTGGAAAGACCCGAAGCTGAACCTGGCGCTGCTCGGATACGGCGCGGCCATTTCAGCCGACTTCTACACGGCCTCACGCGCGCAGGCGCGATGCTCGACCTGCACCGTTATCGGCGGCCGCGGAATCATGGGACTGCGCCCATCGACCGCGCGTTACGCCGAAGTGGGCGCAGCCGCCTGGATGATCGAGGTCGTGCCGGTGACGTGGCTGCGGACCTACTCGCTCGCGCCCAAGTGGGGCCACTCGTGGGGATGGTCGATCCCGGTGTGGGCGCCCATCGTCATCTATAGCGTGCAAGCAGGCCAGAACGCGGGGATTCACTGCCCGAGCGGGACGGCCTGCACCGGGAACTAAAGCCCGGTCCGGGAGAAAAGATTTGACGGAGGACCGATGAAAAAACATCTGAGGCTCATTCCTGTTTTGCTGCTCTTTTCGGTTGTGCTGCTGGCGCAAGCACCGACGCCGCATCAGGTGAGCTTCGTTTGGACGTACACGCAGGGGAGCGACGCCGCGGTGTCGTTCAACATCTATCGCGCGCCGGGGGGAACGACCAGCTTCACGCTGCTCGCGAACGAGACGCTCGCGGCGTCCACGCAGGCGTCGCCCTGCGCGCCGCCGAGCGTGCCGGCGCCGTGTTACGGCTACAAAGACACGGGCGTGACAGCGAATACGGCGTACGTCTACGAAGTCGACGCAGTGGACTCGATTGGGAATCTTTCAGGGCCGAGCCCGACCGCGACCGCGACGACAGGCGGAAACCCAAACGTGCCAGGGGCCTCTTCGGCTGTCGCTAACTGAGGAGAGGTCCGCAAGCGAACTGAGGGAGCCGGTTTGATCGAGCGAATCACAAAGTGGCTCGAAGCGCGGCGCAGGGCGGCCGACGTCGAAGCCGCGCACGTCGACGTGAATCAGAAGTGTCCGTGGTGCGGCAATCGCGGCGTGACGCTGAAGGCGGGCTTTTACCAGACCGACGCGAACCCGCAGCTCCCCCTGAAGCCGCTGGTGCAGGTGATTTGCAAATCGTGCAGCGGCGAATGGTACGAAAAGACCGTCGCCGACCCGAAGCTGTTTGTGAAGGCGTAAACGATGGCACCGGGCGCAATTCGAAGACTGGGACCGCTGGCCGCGGCGATCACCGCGCTGGGGCGCCGGCCCGACGGCACGATCCGCAACGTGGACGAGAACTCGCCGTGGTCCGTGCTCCAGCCGATTCCGCAGATGGGACCGCCGGGAACGGAGCCGCGCGGCTTCATTCCCAACCCCGGCCAGAACCTGATCTATACCCCGCGGCCCGACGAGGAGTACAGCTTCGAGGACCTGCGCGTCCTTGGGGGATATCCGCTGGCGCAGATCTGCCGGGAAAATACGAAAGACGTCGTCACGTCGCTGCCGCGGCAAATCCGCCTGCGAAAAAAGCCCGGAGAGAAGAACAGCGATGTGGACAAGCGCGCGCAGGGCGACTCCATGCTCGCGGCCATCAACGAATTCTTCGACTCGCCCGACGGCGAGCACGATTGGGCCGCATGGCTGCGTCCGCTGCTCGAAGACCTCATGGTGATCGACGCGCCTTCGATCCTCGTGCGGCGCGACAAAGGCGGAAAGGCGCGCGAGCTTCGCGTCATCGACGGCGCGACGATCACGCGCTACATCGACGAGCAGGGATACACCCCGCTGCCGCCGTCGAAGGCATACGCGCAGCGCTGGTACGGCCTGCCGTACGTGGATCTCACCACCGACCAGCTCATTTATCGGCCGCGAAACATCGTCCACCGCAACACGGTGAGCTCGCACCTCTACGGAATGTCGCAGACCGAACAGATCGCCAACGAGTTGAAGCTGGGGATCGAGCGCATGGCGTTCCGGATCGCGTATTACATGGACGGCAGCATCCCGGACATGATGCAGGTTGTGCCTCCGGGCCACGCGCCGGAGCAGCTCCGCGTGGCGCAGGACCAATTCAACTTGCAAACCGCAGGGAACCTCGGACGACGCCGGCAGTTGATGATCATCCAGGGATTCGCGCAGGACGGCAAAGACCAGTTCCTCTTCCCGAAGGAAAAACTCCTGACGGACGCGGACGATGATCGGCACATCGCCGTCGTGGCGTTCGCATACGGTACGCCGAAGTCGCGCCTGATAAAGCAAATGACGCGCGCGACGGCGCAGCAGGACCAGGAATCGGCGGAGGAGGAAGGATACTACCCGATCGCGCAGTGGGTGAAAGAGACCGTTGACTGGATTCTCTGGCGCGCGTTCCGGGCCCGGCAATACGAACTGACCTTCGACACAACAAAGGAACTCGACCCGCTGAAACGCTCGCAGGTGGACGAGAGCGATACGAAGAACGGCATCAAGACGCGCAACGAATGCCGCGCGGACCGCGGGCTCGACGCCGATCCGGCGCCGGAAGCGAACCTGCTCTGCATCACCACGGCGACCGGCGTCGTGCCGCTGAACGTCGATCAGCAGGTGGAGCGCAGCCAGAAACTCGCCGAAGTGGCGCCGCAAAACGAGAACGGAAACGGCAACGGCAAGAATGGAGACGAGCCGCCCGAGCCCGAGAAGGCTGTGCGTCCGCGGCTGCGTCTCGTCTCGCGGACAGGCAAAGGGAAAAGCGCGAAGATCGACGCGGGTCGCGTGACGGCGGAGACGGCAGCGGCGACGGGCACGTTGGCCGCCGCGATCGCGAAGGTGTTTCGCCGGCAGCGCGACAAAGCCGCGGACAAAGCCGATCGCTTGCTCAAAGCGCTGGGCCCTTCGGAGCTCGGGGCAGGCGGCAAAAAGCTGAAGAAAGAAACGGACGACGAGAAGGCCAAGCGAATCGCGGACGACATCTACGCCTCGGTCGAAGGCGAATTTGCCGGCCTCGCGCCGGAAGCGCGCAAGGCGCTCGAACAGGCCGCGCTCTCCGGCGTCAACGACGCGATCGTGCAGATCGAGATCTCGGACGCGGACATGATCTCCGCCGTGAATGAGATCGCCGCGGACTACGCTTCGAAGCGCGCGGCGGAAATGATCGGCATGAAGTACAGCGCCACGGGCGAGCTGGTGGCGAACCCGAATGCGAAATACGCCATCACGGATACCACGCGCGACGAGCTGCGGCAAATCATCAAGAACGCTTTCGAGAAAGAGACGCCGTACGAGGACGTCGTCAGCCAGGTGCGCGAGGCGGGCGCATTCTCCGAAGGCCGCGCGCATCTCATCGCGGATAGCGAGGCGCGGACGGCGCAGGTGCGCGGCAATTTCGAGACGTGGAAAAAGTCCGGCCTGGTGAAGAAAGTGAAGTGGCTCTGCGCCGTCGATCCTTGCGATATCTGCGCGGACAACGACGGCGAGGTGCGCGAGTTGGGCCAGGCGTTCCCCTCGGGCGACCTGATGCCGCTGGCGCATCCGCGCTGCAACTGCATCCTGCAAGCCGTGGAGATTTCCGAATGATCGTTGCCCGATTGAGCACAGCCCGAGGCGCGATGGACGCCACAACAGTTGTGGAAGGATAGGATGGCGGCGATGCCCGAACAACTCCTCAAATACTTCCCCCTGGTCAAAGTGGACGAAGCGGCCCACATGGCCTACGGCCTGGTGACCTGCGAGGATGTGGATTCCGACGGCGAGCGCTGCATCTACGACGACCCCTCGAAGCCGATGGACGCGAAGCGCGCGTACAAAGTCTGGAGCGAGGAGTGCCTGAAATCCACGACCGCCGCGGGGCAGGACCCGTCGCTCGGCAACATCCGCCAGATGCACCAACTGCTGCTGGGCGGCAAGGCCGTGAAAATCGACTTCGACGACGCGGCGAAGCAGATCTTCATCGGCGTCGAGCCGGCGGACGACGACGTCTGGCAGAAAATCAAAAAGGGGATGTATCGCGGCTTCTCGCAGGGCGGCAACTACGCGTGGCGGGATCCCGCGGGCAGCACGCCGCGAAACTACGCGCCGGTGATCGGCGAGGTTTCGCTGGTGGACAATCCTTCGCTCAAGGCCGCGACGTTCCAGCATGTGAAGGCGGACGGCTCGATGGAGCTGGTGAAGTTCGCCACGCCGCCGGGCCTCGCGAAGGAAGCGAAGACGAAACGCAAGGGCGGGAAAGACCTGCACGCGTCGGATTTCGCGTACGTCGGCGATCCGGAAGACACTTCGACCTGGAAGCTGCCGATTCACGACGCGGCGCACGTCCGCAACGCGCTCGCGCGATTCAATCAGACCGAGGGAATCCCCGCGGACGAAAAGGCGAAGGTCAAGGGCCGGATCCGCGCAGCGGCGAAGCGATTCGGCGTCACAGTCAGCGACGAGGCCGAGAAGATCAGCAAGATTCTCGACGCGCTCGACGGCGGCGTGGAGAAGGGAATGTTCTCCGTGGCGCAGATGGCCACGATGCTCCAGGACGTGGCCTGGCTGCTGTGGGACACGACGACGAAGCGCGATTTCGAGCAGGACGCATCGACGGTGCCGGACGATTTGCGGACGGCGCTGGGGGACCTGGTAACTATTTTCGAGGAGCTCGCGGCAGAGGAATCATCCGAATTGCTCGCGTGGGCTGACGGAGGGAAAAAAGCAATGAACCCCGAACAGATTAAGAAGTGCGCGGCCGCGCTGGGAATCAGCGAGGATGAGTTCAAGAAACAGTTCGTCTCGGCCGAGGAATTCGAGAAGGCGAAGAAGGGCCTCACGGCGCTCCACGCCCACATCCAGAAAGCGATCGCGCATCACGAGAAGATGCACAAGAAACACGGCGAGCTCTCGGAGATGCACGAAGAACACGCCGAGCATCTCGACAAGTGCGCCGGGCTCTGCAAGGACCTGATCGGCGCGCAAGGCGAGGTCGAGGGCGCGAAAGCGGCCCAACCGGCGCCAGCGCCGGCGAACACCGAAGGATTCGTGAAGGCCGCGGATGTCGATGCGATCGTGGCGAAAGCAGTGAAGGACGCGATCGAGAAGGCGAAGCTCGCGCAGCCCGCGGGAGACGCGGCGGACAATGTGACGCTCGTCGGAAAGACCGGCGGCACGGTCGCGAGGAGCACCGGCACCACGCAGGACGCGCTCGACATCGTGCCCGCGTAGGGCGAAGGATTTTTTGTAGGAGCTTCTGAAGCCAGCGGCGCCAGCGGCGCCCAAGGAGAAGGACGATGCAATTGACACGAAGCAGGTACGCGGGCGGCGTCGGGCTCAGCGAGATGCGCGGCTCCGGGTCCGAGGGCATGTACGCGCAGATGATCCTCGAACAGCAGGGGATCGCGAAGAAGGTCGCGGCGGAGTGGTCGGCCGAGCGCAAGGAGGCCCTCCAGAAATACCGGCGCGACATCGGCGCTCTCGGGCGCACGAGCGACGGCATCAACCAGTGGCTCATCCACAAGAACGGCTTCAGCGTCTCGCAGCGCGAGAAGGTCGAGGCCGAGTTCAACAACCGCGCGGAGATGGCGAACAAGCTCATGCGCGACCTCGTCGAGGACTACCGGCAGAAGATGATCAAGGCCGGCGTCACGACCGGAACGAACTACGTCTTCTACGATCTGCGCGGGCCGGCGTTCCTCATCTACCCGGTGAACACGCCGCTGCGCAACTCGCTGCCGCGCTGGGGGCGGCAGAACGAGGGATTCGGCACGGCGGTTCACTGGAAGTACACGAGCGTGAGCCCGGGCGTCGTCTACGGCGGCGCGGCGGAGGGGAAGCGCGTCGCGGCGGCCACGCCGAACGAGAACGACGCGATCGCGACCTACAAGGAATTCGGAGTTGAGCGGTCGGTGACGTTCACGGCGCAGGTTGCCGCGGAAGGCTACACCCCGCTGAACGCCGACGAGCACCTGCGCGGCTTGCAGGAGCTCTTCCTCCAGGAAGAGTCGATCATCCTGGGCGGCAACGAAGGCACTGGCACTGGCCTCAACGGCTTCCAGCTCGGCCAGCCGAATCAACCGAGCGTCGCCATCCAGGCTGCCGCAACGGGCGGCGGAGCGCCTTCGAGCTTCGTGGGCACGAACGGCGGGACGGTCACAAACGCGCCGAATGACACCGGCACCGGCTTCTCCAACAGCACGACCGTTTCCGTGCGCGTGATCGAGCTGACGATGCTCGGCAATCCGGTGAACTCGCAATTCGGCTATCAGGCCGCGCCGACGGTGGGCAGCGGAACCGGGCTGTCTGTGAGCTGGAATCGCACGAACGCCGACAGCACGCAGGACACGATCTACGGCGGCATGGGGAAGGTGAGCGCGGCATCCGCAGTGGTCACGGCGACGACCGCGAAGCCCTTCGTTGCGGCCTGGGTGAAACCGAAGCCCGGCGCGTTCGCGTGGGCGTGGTACGTGGACGTCACGGATTCCGGCTCCCCGGCTGCCGGGAACGCCGTGCTCGGCGCGATCACCACGGTGCCTTACGTCGTGCTCGGCCAAGCCGGCGCGGGCACGCAGACCGCTGCGGCGACCGGATTGTCCACGGACAATTCCGCGCAGCCGCTCGAAACCACCGGCCTGATCGGCTGGGCGATCAAGGGGGGCACGTTCATCAACACTGGCGACCTGACGGTGACGAATCCCGCCACCGGCAGCGCGAACAACGGAAACATCACGCAGGGTATGGCCGGCCTCAGCGGCGTCCCGGGCGTGATGGAGATCGACTACGATCTCGAACAGCAATTCCTCGCGATGCAGGCGACGGCCGACTGCATGTACATGGATCCGACCGCGCGCCGAGTCGTTTCGGCGTGCATCCTGAAGGGCGCGAGTTCCCTGCCCTCACCGTACCGCTTCAACATCGAGCGCGACGGCCAGGGCAACATCATCGGCGCCTTCGCGGTGTCGGCGTACTACTCGCAATACACCATGAAGGAGACGGGCTCGGAGACGATCCCGATCCGGACGCACACGATGCTGCCGCCCGGCACGATCCTCTACGACAAGTCGCAGAACCCCTATCCGCATTCGCGGTTGCCGGGGGTGCGCGGCCTCTTCGTCCAGATGGACTACTACAGCCCCGAGTGGGCGCTGGTGAGCCGCAACTACCCGTTCGGCACCTACGTGCACGAGGCGCTGGGGCATTACATTCCGGCGCTCACCACGGTGCGGACCGGGATCGCGGGCAGCAACTAGCACGAGCTGAAGTTCCTCCAACCGGCCGGCAACTGGAAACGGTTGCCGGCCGCTTGATTCTGGCCTCCGGCGCCCCGCAGCGAAATGAACGCGATCGATCTCACAGTCGTGGCGAACGTCAAACGCTGGATGGGCGCAGCGGTTTCCCCGTCGTGGACGCCTGGCCTCTCCTATCTCGTCGGGCAATTCATCGTGGACGCGGCGCTGCACACGCAGCGCGTCATCACGCCTGGGACGGCCGGCGGGACAACTCCCACGTTCAACGACGGCGGCGGCGTGACGTCGGAAGGGCCATCGTCGCCACAGTTGCAGTGGCAGGACGAAGGCTTCGCCGACGATCAGACCATTCAGGACTGCATCACGGCATTTTCACTGGCAGTGCTGCGCATGACGGGCCGCGGCAACGCGGACGGTTCGATTCCGAGCACGTCTCCACTGGTCACGCCCGTCGCTTACAACGAGCGGTACGACGGCAACGGCCAGAGAAAACTCTACGTGCACAATTGGCCGATCGCTCCTTCGCCGGCGCCGGTCGTCATCATCGGCGTGACCACGATCCCGCAGTCGACGAGCATGTCGACGCCCGGATGGGTGATCGACCAGGACGGACGCGCGTTCGTGTTGCGTGGCGGCGCGAATCCCTACCACCAGGTTTTCGGCGGCGGCCGCGCGCGCATGGAGCGCGGGGGTTATCGCTTCGCGCTGGGCGAGCAGAACATCAATCTCCAGTACTCAGGCGGATTTAGCGGCGTGCCCTACGATCTCGAAATGACGGCGCGAAAAGTTGTGGCGCTCAATTTCAAGCGCACCGGCTGGATCGGTCAACGGTCGCAGGCGATGGCGGAGGGCGGCGGCACCGTGAGTTACGGCACATGGGAGATGGATCCGGACTGCGAACGCACGCTGCTGTACTACCGGCGATTCAATTTCTAGGAGGCGACATGAAAGGACTTCAGGCGGGACGCATCGTGAACTACGTGATGAAGGATGGGCAGGCGCGGCCGTTACTTGTCGCTCGCGCGTGGGGCGATAGTGGAATCGTCAACGGCGTTCTCTTCGTGGATGGTTCCAACGATGACGGGAATTTGCCGATACAGGTCGGGCCAGTCCCGCGCATCACGTCGGAGGTGGTGGGGATCGGCTTGGTGAAAGCCGCTGCCACCGGGATCTGGGCCACGTCCGTGCATTTCGATCCGAAGAAAAAGCCCGGCACCTGGCACTGGCCGGAGCGCGAGCAGTCGCAGTCTGCGGCGAACGTGAAGGCGAAGGGAAAAGAAAAAGCGGCATAGATGCTGGTCGCCCGCATTTCCGTGAATCCCGCCGTGGCGCGCGAGCACGGCGAGGAGATCGTCGAGCGTCTGATGCGCAAAATGACCGCGCTGATGTTTGAGATGGCCAGCCGCATCGTGGGCGAAAGCATCCCGGAGTTTTTCCCGCACGGCGCGCAGAAGATTGCGCGCGAAATCCGCGCCGTCCCGGCCGAGCTCGAAGGCACGAACATCGTCGGCCAGGTCCTTGGCGGCGGGGAGGAAACCACGAAGCGGACGAAGAAAAGCGGCGCCATCGTGGATTACGCGCGCGTGCAGGAGCTCGGCGCGGAGGGCCCGTGGACCATCGAGCCGTTCCCGCCGCGGAAAGCGCTGGCGTTCATGGTGGGCGGCAAAATGGTGGTGGTGCGGCGCGTCACGCATCCCGGCCTGGAAGCGCGGCCTTACATGCGCAGCGAGCTTCGAAACATGGAGAGTAAAATCATTGCCGACCTGCAAGCCGCCGCCTCCGGGACTGCTCTTTGAGCGATCACTGCGCGACACCGCGTTGGCTGTACAAGGCGCTCGACGCCACCGTACTCGAAATGCGCTCGGCGCACAGGTCCTTGGCTGACAAAGCGCGAGAGGAAATGAGTGAGTTCGAGCGCAAATACCCCTTATGGGAACTGCTTTAGGTATGATGAAGAGCGTGCCTATGAATGATGCCCAACTGCGAATCGCGGCAAAACAGGCGCTGTTTGTCCAGCACATGGGTGACGCTGAAACTGTGATCTTCGAAGAGTTGGGTGTTCAGCATGGCTTCTCGCGTATCGATCTCGCCCTCGTCAACGGCGAGTTACACGGTTTTGAACTCAAGAGTGACAAGGACACTCTTGCTCGTCTTCCCGAACAAGCTAAATCGTACGGACGTGTTTTCGACCGCTTGACACTCGTAGTCGGGGAGCGCCACTTGCGCGGCGCTGTTGATATCGTGCCGGACTGGTGGGGGATCAGGGTTGCACGCGGAGCGTCTGGCACACTCCAGTTTTGCGATTTGAAGCACGCAATGAGAAACCCTTCGCCTGATCCTGCATCCATAGTGGCGCTCCTATGGCGTGAGGAAGCGTTGACTTTTCTATACGAATTGGGAGTCGCTCCGGGTTTGCTCTCCAAGCACAGACCTGAACTTTATTCCATGCTTGTAGAAAAGGCTGACCTCGATCTTCTGCGCCGCAGAGTTCGGAAGTGTCTCAGGGAACGTGTAAATTGGCGATCTGCTGCGACACGACTGTCATGTGGTGGTTGA